TCGTGACCTAGTCACGCTGACGAATTACCTACGCCCGTTCATGCGGGACGTTATCCTCGACCCTGACACCAAGAACCTCTACCTACGCGATCCGACCGCTAATTTCGTATCGTTTACTGACGCGGCGTCGACCGACGTCGGCAAGCGGCTTGATAGCGACAACTTCGCCTTCGCAGATACTCTCAGCACAAACGTCGGTAAAGGTCTCGCGGACGCTCCGGCCATAACGGACGAAGCGTTTATCCTGCTTGAGATCCTACGGAGTTTCAGCGACGGGCTATCCGTCACGCTAGACGATAGCTTCATCACCTACGATAAGAACGAGTTCAACCGGATCTACATTAACGAAGCGCGGTCCGTAGAGCTGTCGAAGCCGCTGGATGATTCCCTTACTGTTTCCGAAGCCATTGCTAACAGTTTATCCAAGCCGTTTGCCAATGGTTACAGCGTCTCTGATGTATTCGCTAAGGTAGTAAGTTTTACTCGCTCTTTTGACGAAGCACCGACCTTAACAGATACTAATACCGTAACTTTTGATAAAGTAGACTCTGAACTTATAGCCGTTAGCGAAAGTGCGGCTATTAGTAGTAATAAGCCTCAAAGTGAAGATATTACTATCTCGGAGGCGTTCAGTAGGGTAGCGGAGTTTAACCGTACTTTTGCAGATGCGTTCGTCTTAGACGATCAGGCCGAAGTAGACTCCTTTACCAAAGAAGCCCACCTCAACAAGGGCAACCTTGTCGGGCTTCAGGAAACACAGGCCTTTGCGCTGTCAAAAGACTTCGCAGATGGCGCAACGTTAGGAGATACTTCTACCTTACTGGTAGGTAAAGGGGAGACAGATTCTGTCTTCGTAGCCGAAGAGCTAAGCTACGCCAAGCGCAGTGGGACTTCTTCGACTCTAAACGCGAGCCCCTTTAATTCGGCTCAGTTTAATAACTAGGGAGCACCATCATGTTTGCTGAAGATCTTGTCATGACTGGTCGCCTGGAGATTGCTCTCAACGGCGCACTCGTAAAAGAAGTACCCAACCTTGTGGTGACCAGCGGCAAGAACTACGTCGCTAGCCGCATGTACGACACCTCCAAGAACGCCATGAGCCACATGGCCGTCGGCAGCAGCTCTACCTCTCCCGCTGCTGGGGACACGGCGCTTGGTTCCGAGCTTGACCGACAGCTGCTTGTGTCCACCACGGTGTCGGGCAACACGGTCACCTATGTCGCTACCTTTGATCCCGGTGAAGGCACGGGCGCTCTTACGGAAGCTGGCCTGTTTAACGCGGCTTCCAGCGGCGACATGCTGTGCCGTACGACCTTTTCCGTAATAAATAAAGGTGCTTCGGATTCGATGACCATTACGTGGGTTATCACCGTATCCTAATAAACGCTGATTAGGGTCTAAAGCATGGCGGTTAAATTTAGCAATAACTTCTCTACGGCCCTGGCGTCGTCGATTAGCTCGTCCGATACCGTAATTGAACTGTTGAGCGTAAGCGGTCTCCCGACTTTAGGGGCGGGAGACTACACGTACCTCACGTTTGATACGGATACGAACTCGCCGACGATTGAGATCGTAAAAGTAACCGCCATCAACACGGGCACTAATGAAGTGACCGTGACTCGTGCGCAGGACGGGACGACTGCGTCGTCCTTTGCTGCCGGGGTCAAGGTAGAGCTACGGGTTTCCGCGATCCTGCTCAACGACCTATCTGACGAAGCAAGCGTTACCGACTGGGGAGACATTCTAAACAAGCCCAGTTTGCTTCTAACTAATGGCGACGGCTCTGATCTGACCGATGTCCGAGCGGAAACTGTTGAAGTTACTGTTAAGAACGTCTCTGGCGGCTCGTTGGCCAAAGGCACCCCGGTGCACCAGACCGGTACGTCCGGCTCCGCTACCTTCGAAGTTGTTGCGGCGGACGCGTCGAATGCTTCCGTTATGCCCGCGCACTTCGTCCTTCTTGAGACTCTGGCCGATGAGGCCGAAGGCCGTGGCCTTCTCATGGGTCGTATCTCTGGCGTTGATACCAGTTCTTTCAGCGAAGGCGACACGATCTACGTCGCTGTCGGTGGTGGCTACACGAACAGTGCGCCCACTGGCGAAGGGAACCTGATCCAGAACCTAGGAACCGTCACCCGCGTTGACGCTACCAATGGCGGTGGCGAGGTCATGGGCGCTGGGCGTTCAAACGCTACGCCTAACCTGAATAACGGGAATATTTTCCTCGGTAACGCCTCCAACCAGGCGGCTACTGCGTCGCTAAGCACGAGCGTACAGAACCTGTCGCACTACAATAGCGCTAACTGGGACACCGCCTACGGCTGGGGCGATCACGCTACTGCTGGCTACCAAGCTGCAAGCACGGCCCTCACCACCAGCACCACCTTTGGCGGGGATGTCTCCGGCACCTACAACGCTATCGTGATTGCAGACGACAGCCACAATCATGTCATCAGCAACGTAGATGGGCTCCAGGCTGCGCTTGACGCAAAGCTAGCGGTCTCGTCGTACACGGCAGCGGATGTCTTGGCAAAGCTGGTCACGGTGGATGGGGCGTCTTCTGGTCTCGACGCCGACCTACTCGATGGTCAGCATGGTTCCTACTACTACAGCGCAGGGAATCCCCCTCCTTACCCGTCTGACGCAGACACGGTAGACGGACTGCATGCCGCGTCATTCATTCGCTCAGACGCAAACGACACCACAACCGGGGTGATCACGTTCTCTAACGTGAGCGACTATCAGATTATTCTTGATGGCGCTGGAGGTGCCTGGGCAGGTATCAGGTGGCAGGACGTAAACGGCTACGACCACCTTTGGTACAACGGGCAAAACAGCACCTTTACTATTGGCGGAGGCGGGGCGAACGTAGCGGGCAAGAAGCTGCACGTTGATGGTGGGTTATCTGTTGGGTCCGCGGTGGGCGGAACCGCGACTCCGACTAACGGCATCTTAAGCGCAGGGTCGGTAAACGCCCCCATCTTCTACGACTCCGACGATACAAGCTGGTACGTTAATCCTAATGCCGACTCTCGCGTAGCTCGCCTGCTTGTTGGAGATGGAAGCAGCTACATTCGGATCGGGAACGAAAGCGAGGGTTATAACAACACCTACGCTCGAATCCGCACAAATAGCGCCGGTAATCTGTACCTCGATGCGAAAGATGGAGGGAACATATACCTAAGCTGGTATAGCGGGTCCCCTTCAATCGTTGTGTCTGAGGCGGCTGCTCAGTTTCCTATTTACTACGACAGAAACAACACCGGCTTTTACGCTGATCCTGCGGGCACAAGCAACTTTGGCTATATCCACACGACGGGGATCGGGACAACCGGGACGGTAACTGCTGGAGCTTTCCAGGCAAGCGGATCTATCGGGAACCTGACCGCTGGAAGTGTGGGGCAGCAAATGGAGAAGGGTGATGCCTCTGTCACCACGCTCCGCTTCGACGCTGACCGCTGGCGCCTTTACGCAGGGAACAACGCTGGCGAGATCATCTCCGCTTACGAGAACGGCAATATCGACTTCACCACGGGCAGCCTGCTCAAAGGCGGCGTTGCGTGGATGGATAACAGCCGTAACCTCACAAACATCGGCACCATCTCCTCGGGCGGTATCACTAGCAGCGGTGCGATCTCAGGCACCTCGTTAAATAGTTCCTATGGATTGTCGCTGACGAACGGCAATACCGACTTCCTGCTGTACAACAACGCGGGCGAAAACGTGTTGTACATGCGTGATACCACCAATGGGCAGATGCTCACAACGTGGCACACCGACAGGTTTGTAGTGAACAAGGCGTTTCAGGTCACTGGCGCCGCCACAATGGACAGCAGCCTGACTACTCCGATTATCTACGGGTCCGCAGGGAACACCGCGCTAGAGCTTAATCACGACACTTACACGATGATCGCTGATCCAGAGGGCGCACGCAGGGTTTACTTTGGCGACAGTGGTGATGCAGGAAACTACTACGACAATAGTGTTCACTATTTTCGGAGCCGTTCCTCAGCGATGTTTGCGTCTATTGGCGCTCATGGGTTCAACTTACAGACCGGGAATTATCAGGTAAACGGCACCACCGTCATCAATAGCGCAAGGTCCATTAACAATGTGACGCTTGGCGCTCTTTCTACAGGTGCTAGATTTGAGGCTAATAACTGGCACCAAGACTCCAGTGGGTACAATCGTTTCTATTTTGAAGGCGCTGGCAGAACGTTTTTTAGAACGGGCAACGCATACGTCTTTAGAGATAACGGCGATACGGGACGGGCAACCATATCGGCAGATGGTGGATTGAACCTTCGTTCAGGCGGCGACGGTCTTGTAGGAAGTACGGTCGCTCTTGCTGTAAGCGGCAACACCGTCATCGACTCTAGCCGAGCTATCTTTTCCCCGATCTACTACGACTCAAACGACACCAGCTTCTACGTCGATCCAAATGGCACCTCGCGTATCAATGTCCTGGCGACGACCGGCGCAACTTCGACCTTCAATAATGGTCGAATCGCTCTCCGGGCAGATGGCATCGAAGACCACCAGACTGCCGGGGACGGGGGCAACATTCAGGTTAACTACTACGGTTACGGAAATGGGCACTCCTACTTCCGAAACTTCGATGTATATAACGGGAAAGGCAGCTTCCTGCTCCAAGCAAATGGCGCAGGGAACTACACTCGGGTTTGGGGGTCTCTCCAAACGACCTCAATCACCGATACCGATGACAGCTCTTTTTACCTAAACCCCAACGGCACAAGCCGCATTTCCTTGCTGCACCCTTCCGCCAAATTTAGTCCTGGCGCTGCTTATGGGAATAGCTTGGAGGGGAACGAGCTTCACCTGATGGACGCTGGCTCTGCCTCTGTGCTTCAGGATGGGCTCCAATTCAACGCTGCTGCCTTCGCCGTTCCGGTTATGTATGCGCGCTCTGGTTCAACGTGGACCAACATAGGTAACCAGCCTGAGCTATGCGACGGTAAAGCCTCTGCGGACTGGGGGACGGTGACGCTTTCCCGGTCGTATGACGAGTTTATCTTTTACTTCGGAACGCAGTTCGGCTACACAATCTTCAGCGCCGTGACCATCCTCCATAGCACAAGCGGCAACTCGATGACGATCTACGTCGAGTCAAGCGAAAGCGGCGGCGCTACGGACAGCGGTTGGACTGAGATCGTTAACTCTGGAGACACTGGCTCCTGGCCAGGGTCTACGACCATGACCTGTCAGACCGGGGTTGGTGGCGGCTACAACGATCAGTTCCGTATCAGAATTGTGCCTAACTGGTCCCACGCCTCAAATACCATCAGCATCGGTCAGATCATTGTTCGCGCCGGGTATGGTTATGTCCGACGCTTATTTGACTGGGACTACAATAAGAACATCGAGTTCCTAAACAACACTACGGCGACCACCAGTTCTCGTGCCCCGATCTTCTATGACTCCAACGACACTGGCTACTACGTTGATCCGAACTCATCTTCGTTTCTCCAAGGTCCGGTAACGATCAACGGGAACGACAACCAGCTTCGGATCAACGGTACGAGCGGCTACAAGGCAGCAGGGATATTCTTTCAACAAGACGGGGTGTCTAAGTACGAGCTGTACTATTACAACGGTAATCTTAGGTTTTATAGCTACGCTCAAGCTCGGCAGGAAATGTACATTTCTGACTCGGGAGCTGTTGGAACTGAGTACGATTTCCGCGCTCCGATCTTCTACGACACCAATGACACCGGCTACTACGTTGACCCGAATAGCACCTCAAACCTTAATGCCGTTGACGCAAATTCCTTCTATACGTCGTCCAACCCCTGGGGCACAAGCAACTCCGCCTGGATGCCTAATGGTATAACCACGCCCAACGTCACAAGCTGGCTCTACGGGTCGGTTTACTTGGGGAACGCCCCGGCTAATGGTTCAGGCACTCTCGTCGATGTCAATGGGATTGAGTCTGTAGGTTTTCATAAAGCGAGCATTTTTTACGAAAGAAACAACACCGCCTACTACGCCGATCCCGCCTCTATCTCAAGCTTCTATGGCTTGGCTATTCGAGGCGATGCGTCAATCAGTGACAGCGCCAACCAAATTTTCTTTTACGGCGCCGGAGACACCACGACCTCCGCTATAGGCTTTAAGTATGGCGGAGAGTTTTCGAGCCCAACTGGTCAAGGCGATAACTACAATACCTATTTTTCAATGGATACAGATGGGCGCGGCTGGGTTTTTCGCCGCGTTGTAGGGTCTTCCGATTTCTCAGCGGCATACACCGCTGGCTGGATTCTGAACAACGGTATCGCCCAGTTTAACGCTAGTACCCGGTCGCCGATCTTCTACGACACCGATACAGCTTGGTACATCGACGCTAACAGCACCAGCCGCATCCGAAAAACGAATATGGTTGCGGTGGGGTCTGGTTGGGACGATCACCTAAATCTTTACTCCTCCGATGCATCCAACCGCTGGAATGTCCTCGTAGATCAGGGCGCTAGCAACGCTTTCCGCATTGCATATAACAATAGCGAAAAGTTCAACATTGCAACCAACGGCGAGGCGTACTTCACGGGCGGTCTGCGCTCAACAATCTACTATGACTGGAACGACACCAACTACTACAGTGACCCCACTGGCACGTCGAATGTAAACGCGCTGACCGCTACTCGCATGGGTGTGAACCCAGGCGGATCGCCATCTACCGGCTGGGGGATTTCCCTCTATGACGGGTATAGCAGCGGCGAGCCGACCTACGGAGTGATGTTCCAGGGGCGCAGCACCTTTGGTGGTCACGGACCGATGGGCGCCTCGGATTGGGCGACCTACTTTACGATGAACAATGACACCAGCCGTGGCTGGATATTCCGCCGCGTTGGCGCTGGCAACTCAGCGTCAATCACCGCTGGTGGACTTGCGACGTTCGATGATTCGGTCCGCGCCCCGATCTTCTATGACTCCAATGACACCACCTACTACGTTGACCCCGCAAGCAGCGGCGTATCTGCAAACTTCAACGGTCGTATTCAGGTTGGAACATTCTCCGCCAGCCAAAACAACACCGGCGAGGCTTGGATAGGACGGGCGTCAGACAGATCCCAAGGGATACTGACTGTTCAGCTTGGCGGTGGCGCAGGGCGTCGGTTTGAAATCGTAGATAGCGGGTGGACGACTGTTGAGTTTTCCGCTGATGACTCTGGGAATGCGGTTGCTGCCGGGTCCTTCCGCGCCCCGATCTTCTACGACAACGACAACACCGCACTTTTCTTAGATCCAGCTAGCTCGTCTCTTCTGAGAAATGTCTATACCCAGAACTCAAGCTATGCCTTCCGTCCTCGCTATACCGATGGGGCTGACATCTACAGTGGCTCGTTCTATTGGTACGGGTTGCAGATGGGTAACAACGGAGCTAACTACATTGTTGCGGGCAGGACTAACGCTAATGGCTACTTAGACATCTATGTCAATAACACAAGCGATTTTCCAACTATCAACGGCACTCATTCCTCTCGCTTTGCCAGCGATGGAATCTTCTATAACTACTACAGTGTCCGCTCCCCGATCTTCTACGACTTAAACGACACCGGCTACTACCTTGACCCCGCTAGTGCGTGCCGCGTCAACCAAATTAACTTCACCGCTTATAACTCCCCTAACGCAATTGTTGTTGGGGACGGTGACATCAACTGGACCTTTGGGTCTTCGTTTGATGGCGGCGCCCAGTATTGGATGCAGACGAAGTTTTATGGCACTAACGACGACAACCGTGGTTTTCGTGTTTATAACGTCGCCAATTCTCAGGTTGAGTTCCGCGCTAATGGATACGGAGCCGCTTATGCGAGGGAGTCCTTCCGCGCTCCGATCTTCTATGACTCCAACAACACCGGCTATTACGTTGATCCAGCATCGGGCACTCGCCTCGACGGGTTTGTGGGCATTGGCTCATCGCCCGGCTCTAATGATGGGAGCTGGGGCGCACGCTTAAACGTAGGCAGTTCTCCGCACGCTCGGCTAGATGTTATCTGTCAGAGCGACGGCATCATCACCACGATGTACAGCCATACAGGGCAGGGCGTCGGTAGGATTGGGATGATGTCCAATCACCCATTAGCCATTATGGCGCAGGGTGGGAACATCGCTGGTTACGGATACAGCGGGTCCCTTCGCTCGTCCATCTTCTATGACTCTGACGACACCGGCTACTACGTCAACCCAAACAGCACGACGGCTCTTCGGACGAATGGTTCTTGGAGAGCAGACTCTGCTACCTGGGACGGAGAATACTCCGGCAAGCTTCAGTACCACTCTAGTAACTGGTACTTCCAGTTTTATAGCAACATCTTATTTAGAAACAGCGGCGGGACAAACGTCTTTACTTGCGACTCTAGCGGAAACGTCACCGCTAGCGGAAACGTCACCGCGTACTCGGATCGGCGCCTAAAAGAGAACATAAAGCCTCTTGGTCAGGCGCAGGCTTATCTGAAGTCTATCGAAGCAAAAACTTTTACTTGGAAAGAAGACGGTCGAGAGGACATCGGCTTTATCGCTCAAGATGTTGAAGAAGCCGGTCTGCATCATTTTGTCGTCGAACAAGACTCCTACGACCCAAGCAGCGAAAAGCACGGCGATCCCGTCAAGGCGCTCGACTACGGGCGCATGGTGTCTGTCCTTTGGCAGGCAGTGAAAGAGCAGCAAACCCAAATCGAAGCCATGGCGGCTGAGATCAAATCTCTGAAGGAGATGAAGCAATGAGCATGACCTACACTTGGAAAGTAACCGGCATCAAGATCAAGGACGAGGTGAACGCTGATGGCGTCACCCTGCCCAAGGCGATCTGCCAGACCTACTGGCAAAAGATCGGCACCGATGCCAACGGTAACGAGGGCACCTTCTCCGGCGCCACTCCGTTCACCGCAGCCGAGGTTAGCGAGGGTGACTTCGTAGCCTTCGACAGCCTGAACGAGGACACGGTGCTTGGGTGGATCAAGGCGATTGTCGTCGGTTCCTACGAGGAGCATGTCAACGGCATGATCCAGCGGCAGATCGACGAGAAGTCTATCTCCGAGGCAACCATGCCCTGGGCACCCGCTGACGAGACCCCGCCCGCTTCCCCGGCTGCTGATGAAGCTGCCTCCGACGCGGATGAAGCTGCCGCCTAATGGCGCTCCAGACGTCAGGCGCCATCTCCCTCTCGCAGGTGCAGGGGGAGTTTGGCGGAGCCAACCCGATCTCCATGTCGGAGTATTATCGGGGCGGCGCCTATGTGCCGACGACAATCACTACAACCAGCACCACCGGCTGGTACGGGCAGTTTTCGCCCCTGTGGTCTTGGGTAATCTATGCGGGAACCAGCGCCTATCAAGCTTGGTGGGACGGAACGAATGTAGGCAGTGGCTCCGGAAGCAGCATTACTGTCGGCGGATACACCTACGACGTTGGAAGCTTGTGGAACACGATCAGCGACAAGACAGGGACGACTTATTACTACCAAATCCGCCGTACTGGTTCGACAAGCGAGACCGTGAACACCAGCATCCCTAGCAGTGGGACGATCTCCATGAGTCAGTTCTATGGAGGGCGGAAGACTTGATCACCATCGAAGAGATCACGTCGGTCGCTGGTGCGGAGTTTGACTCTTTATTCTCCGCAAGTTTGCCTTACATGGAAGGCGGCACGTTCCATTGGTCTCTGCTCGGGGACCCTGGCACGGAAGAAGCGAAGCGCGAAGCAGTTCGGGCTCGCTTCCAAGAGCTGTCCGATCTGCCGAACACGAAGATGGTGCTATGGCGCAAAGACGGTACGCCTATTCATATTGCCGTTGGCTCGATCAACGGGATGGACGAGGAGTACATAACCTGGGTCATGGCGATCTACGGTCCCGATGCCGACGGGTCCAAGTCCTGGCTCTACAGCCAGCCCTACATTGAGCAGTGCCGGGATTATTTCCGGGAAGAGTGGGGGGTGCTGGGGTACAAAATCTCCTGCATTGCTGACAGCTCGATCATGGTCTATCACCTGAACAAGCCGGGTGCGGCTTCGTATTACGAGGTGACGGTCGACTCTGTCGAAACGAAGAACGGCATAAACATAGCGATGATAAAATACCGATATCTTTAACCCCCTTAGGAAGAGGCCAGTCATGAAGGATGACTGGCATGATAGACCCCATCACCGCAGTAACCGCTGCGACTACTGCCTTTAAGACTGTCCAGAAACTTGTCGGCGCAGGCCGGGAGGTTGAGGACGTATTTGGTCAGCTAGGCAAATGGTATGGCGCTGTTAGCGACTTCAACTTTGCTAAGAAGCGAGCCGAGAACCCGCCCCTATTTCGGCGCATCCTCCATAGGTCCTCCGTGGAACAGGAGGCTATGGAGATGTTTGCCCACAAGAAGAAGCTAGAGGCGCAAGAGAAACAGATTCGTGAAATAGTCCTCTACGCCTATGGCAAAGACGGCTGGAACGAGATGGTGGCCATGCGGCGCAAGATTAAAGCTGAGCGTGAGGCCACGGTCCATAAGCAGCTAGAGCGGCAGGCGGAAATCAAATTCTGGACAATCGCGTCAGCTATTATTGTGCTCGGATTAGGTGTTCCAGCAGGTATAGCGTGGTACCTATTGGCGTAAATGTGCGTCTTGCGTATACCACCATAGCTAATATAATGATCCGTGGAGCAGTTCCACACTAAAGGAGTTAGTATGAACGATCAGCAGCCGCAAACCGTGACCATTGATGATAAGACCTATCCTCTTGAGGATTTGTCTAATGAAGTCAAAGAGTTACTGTCACTGCATGCTCAAGCTCAGGATATGATGATCAACGCTCGCCGGCAGGCCGTGATTCACGAGCTTTCGGTGAATAATCTGGTCGGCATGATCAAGAGCAAGGTGGGATCGGATGAATCAGATGACCAACCCCAAGCACCCCTTGAAGGCCATGTCATCCAGTAGCTACCCATCAGATGACTCCCGTTATTGGGAGGCCATCAACCGCCTAACCGCTCATGAAGCCATGTGCGAAGAGCGCTCTAAGACGATTTTTAATCGCTTAGAGCGCATTGACGGTCGCTTAGACACGATGTCCCGACATATGTTTATGATCGGGTTTACCATCATATGTAGCATGGCCGGGCTGATTGTCACCTTGCTACTAAAGTGAGGTACCAATGGCCTACTTCAAGCGGACCCGTTTCAACGGCATTGCCCCCGGTGTCGCCCCCCGCCTCCTAGCTGACGACTTTGCTCAGACCGCTGTAAACATCGATTTTGAATCAGGGCGTCTTGCCCCTACCACCGATGATGTGGACGAGTTTACGCTGCAGAGCGGCGCTGTCCGTAGTATCTACTACTACCGCGATACGAACTGGTTGGAGTGGGACGACGAAGACGTAAAAGCTGTAGCAGGACCGATTCCCGACGACACCAACGATCGTTTGTATTGGACGGGGCAGGACTACCCGCGCATGGGTACGGTTACGTCCATGATCGCCGGCGCTAGTGGGTACCCTGCTGTCTCCTACCGCTTAGGAGTCCCGGCTCCGGCCAATGCACCATCTATCACGAAGTCTGGCACGGCAGACGATACGCAGACTCCCGATGATGTGTCCTATGTGTACACATTCGTAACGGCTTTTGGGGAGGAAGGCCCCCCTAGCCCCGCTTGTACGGCGGTGGAACGCACGGATACGGAGACGGTGACTGTCAGCATGCCGTCTGGGGACCATCCGTCCGGCAACTACAACTTTGGAACCGGCGCGCTCAAGCGGATTTACCGGTCAAATACCGGTTCGACTAACACTACGTTCCAGTTCCTGGCAGAGGTGGCGTTCACGACCACTTCTTACGACGACACCACGCCTTCCGCGGGCCTCGGAGAAGTGCTGCCGAGCGAATCGTGGATTGGTCCGCCGGATGACAACGCTTCTTTGTACCCGGACGGCCCCATGAAGGGCCTGACCGCCGTAGCTAACGGTGTGTTTGCGGGGTTCTCGGGTAACCGGTTCTGCCTCAGCGAGCCGTTCCTGCCCCACGCTTGGCCAATCGACTACCGGATTACTTTGGAAGAAGACATCGTCGCTATCGGCGGCGTCAGCAACGGCGTTGTGGCCCTCACCGATGGTCGGCCGTACTTCATTACTGGCACCGACCCAAGCGCCATGACCGCTGTGCAGATGGATATTGCTCAGGCCTGCGTTAACGCTCGGTCTGTCGTAGATATGGGCAGCTATCTGCTCTACGCAGGGCCAGACGGACTGGTAGCTGTAACCGGTGGGCAGGGAGAAGTGGTTACGCAGGGGCTGATCTCTGCTAAGCAGTGGAACGCTGACTTTAATCCGACCGGCTATAGAGCCTTCCGCTATGAAAATACTTACGTTGCTTTTTGGACTAGTGGTTCTGATCACCTTGGCTTTGTCTATGACCCTCGTGGGGCTGAAACTGCTATTTCTCGCCTCACCACGGCAGGACAAGTCAACGGCGGTCACTCAAACCCCAAGGACGGTAAGCTGTATCTGGTGGTTGCGGACAAAATCAAAGAGTACCGAGGCAGCACCACAAATCGAACGATGACTTGGAAATCTAAGAAGTACGTTACTCCGAAGCCCGTCAGCATGGGCTGGGTGTCCGTACACGCTCAGGCTTACCCCGTTACGGTGAAGGTTTGGGGCGACGGAACGCTCATTGCGCACTACAGCCTGTCGTATACGGCAAACGTATATACGCAGACTGTAACAGTACCGTCTGGCGCTTCTACTGGAACGCTACGGGAACCGATCATGCGGCTACCCCCCGTTGTCGCCCAGGAATGGGAGGTTGAGGTCTCTGGAGCTGTGGAGATCGACGAGGTCTGCCTTGCCCAGAGCATGGAGGAGATTGCGGCCACATGACAAACACGGCGCGTACGACGAATCCGACCACTGTCCCCGGTATACCTAAACCACCGTCGGATGTTTCCCCCGCCCTGCGTGCTTACCTTGAGAGCATTTCTGAGGCGCTGGAGATTCGTCTTGGTCGCCGCGGAGACCCGAGGGACCGGGCGATTACGCTTCGTGAGCTGATTAGCTCTGGGCTAGCAGAAGAACTACGTACTCGTCCCTACAACCCTAATCGCCCAAATGACCTCGATTTCCTGAGCCCAGACGCTGACCTGTCTGTACCGCCGCGCCCGACGAACTTCACGGCGACTGGCGGCTACGCGCTGATTCAGCTGTACTGGGACTACCCGCGCTACGGTAACCACAGCCAAACAGAAATTTGGCGGCACGACAGTGACGTTATCGGCGACGCGCAGCTTATTGGCGTGTCCTCTGGCCTAGCGTATGTAGACGCCACGGGCGAAAGTCAAAGCTACTATTATTGGATTCGCCACGTTTCGACTTCTGGCGTGCCCGGGCCTTTTAATGATTCCGCTGGCACGCTAGCTGAAACCGCTCCAAACGTAGACCTGCTTCTCGATGAGCTAACGGGGGCGATCAGCGCGAGCGAACTAACGGCTGCGCTTTCTACGCGCATCGATCTTATCGACGCTGCTGATACTGTTACTGGGTCAGTGAACTACCGCATCGCCCAAGAAGCAGCAGCACGGGCGACGGCTATCTCAACTGAAGCAGCGGCTCGGGCAGCTGCCGACACAGCTGAAGCAACGGCGCGCGCGACGGCTATCACCAATGAAGCAACAACGCGTGCCGCCGCGATTACTGCCGAAGCGACGGCTAGAGCTGCGGCGATTAGCAGTGCTACTGCCAGTTTGCAGGCTCAAATTGATGACCTGAACGCCATCGACGCCTGGGATAGCGCTACTAGCTACGCGATTGATGACCTTGTTACCCACAACAACAAGCTGTGGAAGGCTCTTGCGGCTAACAGCAACTCTGAGCCGACTACGTCAAACAGTAACTGGGAGCTGATCGGCGACTACACCAGCCTTGGTGACGCGGTAGGCAACAACACTTCTGACATCCAGCAGATCAACTACGTTAACTCAAGCAGTACATCTGCGGCCGCTCAGGCTATTGCAGCACTTGAGGTAACCGTAGACGATGCGTCTACCGGCGTCGTAGCTACTTCTAACGCTCTAAGCGCTTTGACCACGCGGGTCACGACCGCCGAAGGCAGCATTACCACTAACGCCTCTGACATTACGGCGCTTGAGACCACCGTTAATGATGCCTCAACCGGGGTAGCCGCTACCGCTACCGCTGTTAGCGGTTTAGACACGCGGCTTACGTCCGCCGAAGGATCAATTACATCCAATGCATCGGATATTACCGCGCTTGAGAACACGGTAAACGACGCGTCTACGGGGGTAGCTGCTACGGCTACCGCTTTGTCGGCGCTCGATACCCGGGTCACGACTGCAGAAGGCTCAATTACCACTAACGCCTCTGACATCACGGCGCTTGAGAACTCAGTTAACGACCCGACCACGGGGCTAGCGGCTACGGTAACGGCGGTATCCGGATTGGATACCCGTGTTACGGCTGCTGAAGGGTCAATTACGACCAACGCCTCCGATATCACGGCCCTTGAGAACACCGTTAACGATCCGACCACAGGTGTTGCGGCCACGGCCACGGCGGTTTCGTCGCTGGACACGCGGGTAACAACGGCAGAAGGGTCGATTACTACTAACGCGTCGGATATCACGGCCCTTGAGAACACCGTTAACGACCCGTCCACAGGGTTGGCGGCTACGGTAACGGCTGTTAGTGGGCTCGATACACGGCTAACGTCTGCTGAAGGCTCGATCACGAGCAACGCATCAGATATCACAGCTCTAGAAAACACGGTCAACGATCCGTCAACAGGCGTAGCCGCTACGGCTAGCGGTCTGTCGTCTTTGACTACCCGGGTGACCACGGCTGAAGGGACGATTAGCACCAACTCGTCCGACATCACTGCTTTAGAAAACACGGTGAACAACCCAACAACGGGTGTAGCGGCTACGGCCACCGCTGTTTCCGGGCTGGATACCCGTCTGACGTCCGCAGAGGGATCGATTAGCACTAATGCGTCTGATATTACGGCGCTGGAAAATACTGTTAACGACCCAACGACGGGCGTAGCCGCTACCGCATCGGGACTTTCTACTCTTACTACGGCGGTACAGAGCAACGACAGCGATATTTCATCTCTGTCGGCTAGCGTTACGTCCTTAACTAGCGGTCTAGCTACGGCGAACACGAATATATCTACTAACGCTGCCGCTGTTAGTGCGTTAGATACTCGTGTTACTTCCGCTGAAGGCAGCATTACTTCTAACGCTAGTAATATAACCAGCCTTCAATCGGGGTTAGCAGCAGCTAATACTGATATTAGTACGACTTCAACGGCCTTAAGTGCGCTGACTACGCGTGTTACTACGGCCGAAAATACTATAGCCGTAAACGCCAGCGACATTGTTTCGCTTGAAAATACTGTTAACGACCCGAGCACAGGCGTCGCGGCTAACAGCGCGGCTATCACTAACCTGTCAACTACAGTTAGCAGCCAGGGCACGAGTATTACTGCTAATAGCAGCGATATAACTGCCCTGGAAAACACGGTAAATGACGCGACCACCGGTGTTGCTGCAACGGCGTCAGCGCTCAGTACTCTGTCGTCCACGGTTAGTTCTCAAGGAACAACGCTTAGTGCTGCTGTGTCTGATATCAGCACTCTTAATACGACCGTTGGAAATAACTCTGCATCTATTCAAACGCAGGCAACGTCAATTAACGGCCTTGAAGCTAAGTACGTAGTTAAGATTGATAATAACGGCGCAGTAGCTGGCTATGGTTTGGCATCTACGGCAAACGACTCGGGGCAACTAACTAGCGAATTTATCGTCAACGCCGATCGTTTTGCGCTGCTTAAAACGTCAACGGATACCGGGACGCCTTCTGTTCCGTTTATTGTGCAGACTACTGCACAGACTGTTAACGGCGTATCAGCACCTGCCGGCGTATATATCACTGATGCGTTTATTCGTAACGGCGCCATTGCTAACGCAAAGATTGGCCAAGCAGCGATTGATAACGGCAAGATTGCCGACGCAAGTATTACCACTGCCAAGATTCAAGACGCGCAGATTACGGCAGCAAAGATTCAAGATGCGCAGATTACGAACGCTAAGATTCAAGACGCTGCCGTTACTAACGCCAAAATTTTAGACGCTACGATTACCGGTGCTAAGATTGGTAACGCGCAGATTGACACGCTGCAGCTTGCTGGCGAGTCGGTTATCGTACCCGTGGCCGATACTTATAGCGGGTACATCGCTTCATCCTGGCCAACGGTGCGTACCTACCTAAACGGCCTGCCTAATCCTCAGATCACCCTGACTTTAGCTACTGAAGTGCTCGTGCTCTGGGGTGTGCGGTTCCTCGGGCAATCTAGCGGCGCGGGCGATATGCTGATCCGCATCAAAGAAGACACCACTACTATTTTCCAAATGGGTGGGACGCCTCGTGCTCTTAGCACGGGCGGCTTTATGGGCGGCGCTATCCGGCGTTCTAAGGCAGCCGGTACTTATACGTATTACATGGAGTGGAGCGCGTATAACTCGCCGCTCTACGAGGCGTACATCATCCTACTCGGTATACAGCGATGATATATCTCAAGTACGACCTGGCTACAGGACATGCGCTCGGGCTGCGTAAACAATCCAGTAAAGACTCGCCTCCGGTGTCTGATGAGATCGGTTTTTTACCGATTGACGAAGAACTATACCCGCCGGACTGGACCGTAGACCTTGGCACGCTGTCCCTTATTCCACGAGAAACGGACCCTGAAGCTGCGAACGAGCAGAATATGGCTGAGCTGCGCGTGCTTCGTGATGCAAAGCTTGCGGCTTGTGATTGGCGAGTCGTGGCTGACTCTCCGTTGTCCGAGGCCCAACGTTCAGAGTGGGTGGCTTACCGGCAGGCGCTTCGTGATCTGCCATCAACGATTCAAGGTCCGTTGTTAAGCTTAGAGGATGTAGTTTGGCCAAGTGAACCCAGTTGAGGAGGACTACATGAACCGCGTCGAGTGGGAGGAAACTGGGGAAGACGAGGACGGCATGGTTGGGATCACTCTAGCGCTTGTCTCAAACGACAAGGTGCAGCTAGCCCGTGCACGCCGCGCATTCCGTTACATTGTCGACGATTCGCCGCACCCTGAGCTGCGATCGATTAACGGCAGCAAGCCTGAGAAGGAGAAGTAGGATGCATAAAGGTAAGCAGTGTTACCTCAACGCGCCGCCGAAGAAGTCGCGCATGGAGAAGAAAAAGCCTGCTAAGGGATACACAAACAAAAAGAAGTAATACATAATTACGTTGTCTTTTAGCAACGTAAGTGAAGATTATGGACGATCCGGTAAACAGCCCTTTGCACTACAACAGCGGAGGGATTGAGTGCATTGACGCTATCAAAGCGAGCATGACGCGGCCTGAGTTCTGCGGATATCTAAAGGGGAACACCCTTAAGTACCTCTGGCGCTACATGTACAAGGGTAAGCCCCAGGAAGACCTCGCCAAAGCACAGTGGTATTTAGCGCGCCTTCAGGAGGAAGCACGTGAATTTTAGTAAATCGATGGATGATAAGTACGGCTTGTTTATGGATATAGCCGACTTAGCAGATTTGATGCGGGTTAAACGTACTACGCTCTATAATCAGATTTATAACAAAAAGCTTGCGCTCCCCTTTGTGAAGAGCGGCAAGCGGTATTTGTTCCCTACTGCTGAAGTTGCAAAGTACTTAGAAAAAGAACTTCAGTTACCCGAGATGTAGGTCGACGCTTCTCGCGAGTGAATCGCCTCTTTCATGAGGCGATTGATTACAGCGTTTAGCTGCCCGTCGTGCTTGATCTCTACAACGTCGCTTTTGCGCACCAGCGCACCTTTGCTGTTGCGTTCACGGACCGTGACACAGTAAGCGTCAGCAAAGTAATTAGGCAGATTGGTGATCTCCACCTGCTGATAGTCTGCTACGCGACGTAGTGAGTCCTTCATGTTCCCGTAGTAGTTCATTCCCCTCTCCTTGTACAAAGGCATAGATCTGGCACGCTGCTTCTTTGAAAGAAATGCAGTCACGTAAGAAGCGCGCAGTGGTAATTACGCGTTGCGTATCTTTTACGAGTATACAGCGGTCTTCGGCTCCAATGACATACCAACCAGGGAAACCATAATCATGTAGGCGGTTGAGCCACAGCTCCTGCTGCTTAGATAGGGAAGTGCGGAGGATAGTGGTGGGCCGTGCGGGGAGTTTCTTTACGTACTTATACTCAATAAAAAGTGCGCTGGCAGGGCCAGATAAAAAGCGTCCGGTACCCCACCAGCGTACGTATCGTGAATCTTCCACCGGAAGAGCTCCGATGGAAGATAACGATGCACAGCTTT